CTCGTGGGGATGCTGACATCGACGTTGAGGTTGTGGTGGACGCCGGTAACAAAAATCCGATTATCATACGGATCGACCCAGAAAACGCCAAGATCAGTTGGGTTCCGGGTCGTCGGTACGCTCCACAGAGTGTGAATATCGTCGCGACGAAGGATGGTAAGGTCCAGAGTGTTGAGATCGTCATGGAGTACTTGGTGCCGGACTGATGATGCGTGACTTGTTTGGTATCTTGTTGGAAGGCCCAGAACCAGACTGGACGAAGAAACCAGCCGTGTTCCCGTCCACTCAACATACCGGTCGTGGCAACCATATACAATCGGCCGTAAATTGGCCAAAAATTGTTCAATCAACGGTTCCAGGTCGACTTGAGAAGATTTACAAGGCGTGGTCTGAGGCAGACAAAATTGAGATTACCAAGTATGTTTCGTGGGACTGTGTCTCAAAGCAGACGGGCATATCAGTCGAAGAAATCGCGGCCGAAGTCAAGTGTCTACAGAAGGAGCACCCAGATCAGGTAGGTTTGATCGTTGATAGGATGGGTAATTTGACGTACTTTAAGTTCAGGGGAAGACCAGTGATTACACCGGTGACGCGTGTTGTAGACCCAGGGTATAAAAGTGATTAGTGATCTGATCGAAAGACTGTTACACTTGAATGATTCGATGGTTGATTTCCCTCGACCCGATCTCGATCTCAGTGTGTGGAACAAGACTGACAGCCCTATTAGTGACGGCGTACCGGGTGCGTACACTCTTAAACCCGATGTCAAGAAGAAGATCCTGGACACTCTTAATAAGTACCCCGACACCAAACTGATCGATGGTGCCGCCCACGATAAAGATGGAAACGAAGAAATTCATATTATTGGTTCTATTTGTACTAACCAGTACGTTGATGATAGTGACATCGATGTTCATATCGTAGTGTCGCAGGAATCAAAATCCTTCAATGATGAGGATTTTCAGGATGCCGTTAATGGTTGGTTTAAGGAAGAACCCAATAAGCAATTCGTTGGAAAGCATCCGATTGAGGTTTACCTTCAGTTCAATCCGAATCAAGAGCTGCTCGCAGACGGCGTGTATCATCTGATGACGGGTGGATGGATTAAGGGGCCAAAGGTCGTACCAAATGGTTATAACCCGTACGAAGACTTTTCGCACGTGTTCGATGACGTTAGGTCCACTGTTCAAGGTGTAGACTTAATGCTTGGTGAACTGAAGCGAGACGTGATCGATTATGAAACGATTAAGACCGCCATTACTAGGTTACCAAAGAAGGGGCGTGGGGACTTGAAGGCTGCTCTTGAGGCCAAACTTGAAGAAATTGAGCAAGACATTCAATGTCTGTATAAGAAACGTAAGGGTCTGGCTAAATCCCGCGAGTTGGCTTCCCAACCAAAGACACCGGAGGAAGCGCTCAAGAGCGCCAAGCTTACGAAGGAATGGCGGGATAAGAATGCTGCCTTCAAGTTCGTTGCACGGTATCAGTATATGCGAGTCATTAAGGAACTGGAAAGTTTGCTTGATGATGAAGACGGTGAATTGACTGGCAGTGACGTAAAGAAGGTAAAGAAAATCGTCGGGGGTTTGAAAGAATCTGTTCTTCCTGGTGACCAACAAAAATTGTTTGACTATTACGGTAAGAAGAAAGCGGTTTATAAGCACCCAACGTACATGTTCTTTTTATTGAGTAATGGTGATTTCGTTGATGTTGGTGCTGCTGGGTTCTCACATCCAATTGCTGGCCAGTTGGCTGGTGTGGACATCGGTACTGCTATTGCATCAGGCGCTATTCGTGGAACATTGAAAAAAATTGGTGTTTCTACGCACTTGTCCGTTCAAATAGACGCGTCGTACGTTGTTTCTGGAATTCAGGAAGAACAAGTAATCCGGGCAATAAAAGACTCTTGGGAAGAAGTTGACGATATTATAATTGAATTCACTACACTGACAGACGAAAAGGAATCAGACCGAAAAAGTGGTTACGTGTGGACGAAGGATAAAACAGTGGCTTCTTATGTAGTCAGTACAAATGATGTGATGAATCAAGACGCAATAAGAAGGGTGTTGTTGGGTAAGGGAAAAGAAACCTCGTATAAAGTATGACTAATATATGAGTCGAATGTTACCAAGAGAATCGATTGATGCCTTCCGTCAGCAGGTGGACGTTACGCTGTCTCTGTATGGTATCGATTGTATCCTTTATCTTCCCACCGGTGTTTCGTATGCCGCTTCTGAGAAAAAAGATGTCTTTGCTATTCCGGCCGATTTAACCTTTATTAGTTATGCAGCCCAAGTTTTCATTGAGTGGGGTGTGAGTGTCTATCGGTTAAAGCAACTCGGCCTGTTCGTGGAAGACATGCTTCCAATCGTCGCCTGGTTTCCTAATCACGCGATTGCAAGGGAAGGCTCGGAAATCGGCACCGAGGTTGCCATTGATGTGATCAAACGTAGTTACTTCACGGTCAGTCCGGAGTTCATTCCAGGCAACTACGTTGGTAGTGAAGCATTTGAAGTAGTGAACCCCACTGTCAAAGGCGTACATGACGCCATTTTAATCCAAGGGTGGTCTATCGTTCCTCGGAGAATACGAAAATGAAGAGAATCGTGGAAATTAGGAATCATTCAGATGCCGGTGTTCCGGTTCTTTGCTCTGACGGGTCACAGATGGTACTTGGTCGGGGTCAGGTGCTTAGAATTAGGCATCTGGATATTGTTAACATCGATGAAATTAAAGACCTTGTGACTGCAGTCTACGACTTGTCGGAGGTTGGTAGTGAATAGTACGTTCCAAAAACTTGGTATCAAGATGCTTGCCACGAAGCTTCTACACGACTACCGAGAATGCAAGGCTTCGGTTCCTGAGACCGAGCTTGAACACTTTTCACAGAAGTGGTTCGGTATATGGGTTGATGCGGACGACGAATATAAGGAATCAGTGTTCGTGGAGTTTATGAGGTTACTTAGTGAGTGAGAGTCTGACTAAGTTCGTTGATGACACGTTGAAGACCCTGCTATTCACAAAGTTCGGTGACCTGCTTGATATAGACGTAGGTATCGAGGCAGATGAAGATAAGATTAATAAGGGCGTTATTCAGTCGCCAAAAGAAATAGCACTTCGTAATATTGCTGAAAAACGTGGTGAAGACTTCCTCGAATTCATCAACTTCTGGCGAATGGGTACGTCGCCTGCTTGGGACCGGCAGAGAACAGCCGTAGCTCGTCGTGGTATCTGGTTGACTGCTTTGGACGCCGATAGACTAAAGGCTATCAATATCAAAGCCCAACCTGTGGATCTGCAGTACAATGCGTGGTTCTGGAGTAAGGACCTTGACAAGATTTACCAGTGTATTGAGCGATACATCTTCTGGCAGCAGGACTATCCGAAGATTGATCTGACTTACACGTTCGATTCAACCCACACGTTCAGTTGTTCCCCAGAGCTTCACTTTGGGGAAATTGTGGACGAGTCTACCGCTGAATCTCAGTACCAACAGGGTCTGATTTTTGTATATAAGATGCCGATAAAGGTCGATGCGTGGGTCTTACAGGGCTACGACTTCCACACCATCACCAAAATCGTACTGACTATTTACGACAAGGGCTCGGTCACCAATTATTCAGAGATTGTGATACCAGATTCTAACCAAGACGTTGAACTCGCGAATACGCTGAAGATGTCTACTGGGATCTTGTATGGTATCGATTCGATTATCTTGGCAAGCAACCAGGTTGTGGTGCCGAACGACAGAAGCAGTGACTTTACGGCCGGTGATCGAATCAGAATATGGGAATCGACAAGTAATGATGAGTCTTATGTAGTTAACTCGGTTGCTGTGGTGGCCGGCAAAACCGTCCTCGGTCTGACCGGTGCCTTGACTGACGATATTGCAGATGGAACTATTTACAAGGTCAGTTAATATGGATGAACTTCTCGAAAGACTCATGTTGGTTAACGAAGACTCGGTTGGCATTACAGCCTTATATAGGGTGTATAGGGACGTAGAACAAAATCATGACCCGGATGATATTGACGTAGTAAAAGCACTTCGTATGATGGAGCAGTATTACGCGGAATTCCTGGACTGGTACGAAAAATGTTCGTTCAAATTGAGATGTGACGATCGATTGATAATCGAGGCTTACCGCAAGAGACTGCGTGAAATTAAGAGTGCCTTGGTTGGCGGAAACCCTGGTGATGCGTTGGTGACTCTTGACACGTCTATTAACCAGTGGCATCGCGATTTTTCGGTGATTGCTCATCTTGAAATGGATCAAGAGGACCTCGAAATGGACCAGGACGACCATTTATCAGAAATCGTTGGGAAAGTCGCTGGAATTTTGCAGAAGCTGGGTCGTTTACCGGAAAAGAGCCCGTACATATGATGCGGGAATTGTTGCCCATGGTACTTTGGGTGTTGAATCGTTTTATGCTGATGTATGAAGAGTCTACCGAAATATAGGAGGTAAGTATGTCGATTCACCTTTCCCCCGGCGTCTATTCCCAAGAAAAAGACCTGTCGGATATTGTTACTCGCATTGCGACGGCAAGCTCTGCCCTGGTGGGGTATTCAGTCAAAGGCAGTGTCGATGAAATCAAGCTGATTACCAGTGATCAGCAATTCATAGACGAGTACGGCGAGCCCGACCCGGATTCCGGACATTTCTTTCACTATGCTGCTTTGGCTTTTTTGGGTAAGGGCAGTACGCTTTATTGTCTGCGGGTTGTGAACGGTGCTCTGTACGGTGGGGTTGATATTCAGTACAGCACGTCCGGTGATAGTAATGTTGCGTTTGCCACCGGTAAATCTAGTAGAACCTTCGCTCCCGCTTCTGGTCAGATAACGGAAACTGTTCTACAGATCGTCGGGGTCAACCCGGGTGTGTGGAATAACAAGATTGGTATTGAAATTTCCGATATTAAAGACGGTTCTGACCCAATCGTTACTGACCAGTACACGTTTAAAATTAGCGTGTTTTCCCAGGATGCGGATGGTAACTGGGTTCAGGTTGAAACGTGGAAGGTGTCCCGTAAGCGGAAGTACGATGGGTACGGCAAGCAGTTGTATATGGTCGATAAGATCAACGGTGTCAGTAAGTACATTTATGTGCTCGATAGTGCTATGGCCGACACTGTAATGCCAAAGGTTCAGGTTAACCAGTTGGACTTTGCGGCTGGTTCAGACGGTAGCTCCATTTCAGCCACCCATTTGGTTGCTGGATGGGAGGAGTTCATCAACCCAGACCGGATCGATGTTAGAATTCTAATCAATGGTGGTGAGACGGCAATATCTGTTCAGACGGAAATGATGACAATTGCCGAAGCTAGACGCGACTGCGTTGCCATTCTAGATATTCCGTGGTCCTCATTGTCTGATGTTTCTGGAATGGTAGCATTCAGGAACATTATCTTTGATTCGAGCTACTGTGCGTTGTACGCTGGTTGGGGTCAGATTTACGACAAGTATAATGACATCATAATCGACGTTCCTGCTTCTGGCCACGTTGCTGCTCAGTATGCATACAACGACTACGCTGGCAAGGCATGGACGGCCCCGGCTGGTGATAATCGTGGTGTTCTTGACCTGCTTAGCATCACCGGTCCAACTGGTAAGTTGGTCTTTACCGAGGGCGAACGTGATACACTGTATGTGGACCAAATCAACCCGCTACAAATTTTCAGTGGTTCTTCGCCCAGAATTTGGGGCCAGAAGACGCTACAGAAGAAAGGGTCGGCCACTGATCGTATTAACGTTCGTCGTCTGTTGATTGTCATTGAGAAGTCGATGGCCATCTCGCTTCGGCAGTTCGTCTTTGAGCCGAACGACGAGATCACCAGATTTCGAATCGAAGCCTTGCTCAACTCGTACCTTGGTGACTTGTCTGCCCAGGGAGCGTTTCAGACTGAGGGTGAGGATCAAGGTTTCCACGTAGTGTGCGACAGTACAAATAACACCGCAGTTGTAATAGACGACAATGAGTTGCGGGTCGACGTGTTTGTGAAGCCGTCGCGTGCGGCAGAATACATCCGGCTGCAAACTATCGTGACAGCAACCGGTGCAAGTTTTGAAGAGTTGATCGCAAGAGGCGTAGCGTTCTAACACTGAAGAGGAGCTAAAATCATGTCGAGAATGGGAGCTGATAATCTTGGAGCTAACCTTACAAACCTAGCCAGAAAGTATTTGTGGGAAGTGATGTTCGCGAATCCCATTGGTGGTGGGGACGCAGAGGCGCTGATGCTTCGTGCTCAGTCAACCGCCATTCCGGGTAGTTCGTTCGGTGCCATCTTGATCCCGTTCAAGCAGAGTCCCGGCATTAAGTTCCCCGGCAAGTTGACGATGCCACATACGTGGACCACAACCTTTGTAGAGGGCACCGACAAGAAGGTATTCGACGCCATCTACGCATGGAAGCAACTTGTCGTTCACGACCGGTTGAACGTTGGTGGACCCGACATCATCATCAAGTCAGATATTTATCTGAATCTTCTTAGTCAGGTTGGTGTCACAACCAGTCGATTTAAGCTCGTTGGTTGTTACCCTGAGTTGATGGATGACACCCCGTTGAGCTACGATGAAGAGGCTGGTTTGATGTACACTGTCACCTTTAGCTATGATCGATGGGAACGTATTGCTTAATGCAACTTCTCAAGTTTGATATTCCTGGGGTTCTTGGTAACCTGACCACGAGGACATGGGCCCTTCAAAGGTCGTACAATTGGCAATTAATGATGCTGTTTACGATCGAAGGTGTGCTTGGCGTCTTCGTGTCGCAGTATTGTCAGGATGTCAAATTCGGTGATTACAGTGTTAGTGAACTAACTTCGGTCCGGTATGGTGCGTTTCAGCGGTTTTATGCCGGAATCGATCAGATTGATACGATCTCGTTGCAGTTCATCATGCCGGTTGATAATAGTGTATACGACTTCTTCCGATTTTGGAGGGAGCTTGTAAGAAGTCCGAAGGGCCATTATCGAGTTAAGAGGGAATACGCAAAGAATATTTACGTAATGACGTACGACAGATCTGGTATTCAGTCTGGTCAGTATCTTTGTCATGGTTGCTTTCCTAAGACGATTCCACCGATTACTTTGTCTTATGGTGAGGACTCGGTACTCAAATGGGGTCTTGACTTGAGCGTGGACTACATCGAAACATTTAGTCTGATTGGTAGCATTGAACAAAGTGTAGTTAAGGTAATTGGTAGCATTCCTGGGGTGGCTAAGCTTGGGCATGGAGTCCAGAGCCTACTAGGAGGATAGTCACTTGTTCCGGAGAAAGAAATGTCAGAGCTTGAGAATTTTCATGCCATATCGCTTCCAAGTCGTTGCCTACCGTATGACGGTGTGAAACCCGAAGACATAACGGCAAGGTCGTATCTCGGAAGGGATGAGATATACCTAGCAGAGATCACACCAGACAACCTCGATCAAAAGTTTCTACAAATCATGAAGGGTGCCATTCGTGGTATCGACCCGGAGCAAATGACGCTCGGTGACCGTGAGTACTTTATCTTGTGGGAGTACATTAGGTCGTATTCAGACCACCTAGGTTTTGAACTGGTATGTCTTAACTGTGGTAAACAGATTGAGATACAGGTAGACTTGCGTGAATTGAACGTAATTGAGTTACCTGAAAATTTCAAACAGCCATACTCAATACCACTACCAAGTGGTATTGATGTCCAACTTCGGTTGCTTACGATTAAAGATGAAATTGATGCCAACGAATTCGCTCAGAAGAGTAACGAGGCGTTAATCTTCCGATGTGCTCGATCGGTTGTTGAGGCCGGCAGCATCGTTGACAAGATGGAGAGACTAAAGTCCCTCCCCGCAAGTGACGTTGCTACAATTCGAGCCTTCCATGAGCATTTCTACCATGGGCCGAATATGAATACAAAATTCAAATGCCCGAAGTGTGGTGCGGAGGACGACATCGAAGTCCCCTTTCGATTTGAGTTCATTTTTCCGAGGGGTGAGGCCCTTACAAGAGCTTTTGGAAAGAGAATTCGACCTTAAGTTTCATGGTCGTTTCTCTATTGAAGAGATTCGAGCCATGGACGTACGAAAGATAGATTGGTTTCACTCAAGGCTAAGTAAACAGTTAAGCGACATGGAAGATGCGAATAAGTAAAGACACACCGAGAGCAGACGACCGTTGGTATGGTGTCAGTGTTAACAATGACACTGTCCTACACCAGATTTACGCTAGTTTCAGAAATGAGTATATACCGTTTCTTACCGAACTTTCTAAGGCATACCAAGTTGGAGAAGTAGCTAGTGACATTGATGATACCATGTTAATGGTTCGTGATGTCATGAAAAAAATTGTCGAAATAATTACAATTGGAAAAGTCGGTAAAAAGGACGCGTCCATTCTGTATCAGTCTATTAATGATATAGAGGCCAATAAGTCCAGATTGATGAATAGAATAACTAAGGATGAAGAGTTTCGGTCCAAGGTTGAAGAAATATATGAAACGACTGGAATATCAGCTAAAGACCTAGGCATAACGAAAGAAATGTTGAAGGCTGGGGTCAAGCAAGTAAAGGGTAAACAGGTTGACAACGAATTTCAGTCCGGATTTGAACAAAAATACCCGAAGTCGTCTGGTAAACTGAAGTCTGTAGTAGAAGGGATGAAAGTTGCGGGTCTTGGTCCGTTTGCTCCCGTTCTTGATATTGTTGGTGACGTTGAGAATTGGTTACGATCCAAGCTAATAAAACCAAAGGAAAAGCGTGGTCAGTCAATGCCTGGATCATCAATGGGAGGTTTGCCATCACGCGACAGAAGATTCCAACAGCAGACATTGCCAGCACCACAGCCAGTAGAACGCGTTTCACCCGGAATCAACTACACGGAGGGTGAATCGAATTCGCTGTTTCACTTCTTCAATACCAGGGCGTACAAAGCAAAATGGACGAAGGAACTGCTTGAGCGAATGAGGGGTGGCAAAGGTACTGAACCATCAAGCAGCGGTCAACTTCTTAAATACGCGTTATCGACGGCTGCGGTTGTAGGTGGGATTGCGTTTACCGGAAAGAAGGTTTATGATCTAATAAAGGCTACTAAAGAAGCAAAGGTGTCTGGTGGAAAGGCCATTGAGTCGGCACAAGGTCTTGGTAAAGTCATCGCTGTGCGTGATGCAGAAATAACAGGTAGACCGGGTGGTCTTGAAGCTGCATCAAAGAAGTACAACAAGACCAAAAAACAGTTGGTTGAGGAAGCTACAGGTAGGGAGTACACACGGCAGGTTGGGTTGGCCGCCGGTTTTGCGGCCAGAGAGAACATCATTACTAGGTTGGAACCATGGTTGGTAAAGATATTCACTAAATACGAGCGACCAAAGGTTGAATCGAGGGAGCAGATTCGGAAAGACACCGAGCGGAAGTTTAATTATAAACCGGCTAAGATTGATACTGCTGAGTTGGATCGAATCGTGAAAGCGGCTGCGGAAGAGATGAAAAAAATGGGTAAATCGGTTGATAAACTATCTGATAACGTTGGTAAGACCCAAACCGAAGTAAAGCCAGTGTCTGTTGGAAACCCGTTCGATTCTGCGGATCCGTGGGTAACTCAGCTTTCCACTGGCAAACTGACGGTTGGGGGTAGGTAATGTCACTTTTTCCAGAAAACACGACGGGTCCAGGACAAAAGAGTCCATTCCACACTACCGCTTACGTCAGGGAGCAAATGAAGGCAGGCGGGAACAAAAGCGGTGCGTGGAATACTGTTGGTTTTACCTTTCCTGATGGTACGGTTGTTCCTCAGGAATATTTGATTACGGTAACTAGTATTAGAAACCACTGCTCGATTGTTGCCCCAATGCAGGAACCAATACGAATGGAAGTGGAGTCCAGGTGGGATCCGTTTATTCCATCGTCGATCCTGAACGAGGGTAACGTCATTGCACAGGTCGTTACAGGAAGTAAGAAGTCAATGATCACCCGTGCGTCAAGCCGTAGGATATGGCAGGGGTCGTCCCCAATTCGTCTGAATTTGAAGTTGAAATTTCAGGCAATAAATGACGCAGTGCGAGAAGTGGTGGAGCCAGTGCGGTTACTGCAAGCTATAGCACTGCCGTGGTCCCCTAAAGGAGACAAGAGCGGCAATATTGAAAAAGCTAAGGACGTCGGTGCCTTCTTGGCAACGGGCGATTTAGTCGCTGCTTCAATTAGTGCTGTTGATTTCGTTGATAGTTTTCCTTTGTTGGCCCCTCCCGGACCAAGCCCGTTTACTATTGAAGGAATCCTTGACCTTGGCACTAATAACCGGCGAGCTAAGGAAAACCAAATTCGTGAAGATTCCAGTGGTGGTGATATCATAGTGATTGAAGTTGGTAGATTCTTAACCTTCTACAACGTAATCGTTAGTAAGGTCTCCAGCGAGGTGCCTATTATGATGACCAGCGATGGCGACCCGGTGAGTGCTAGCGTTGATATTACGTTTGAAACCTACGAAATGATTACCACCGATGAACTTGCCAGAATGTACAGTAAGAATTTTCTATCCGGTGTATAATGAACCGAACGGACTTTTTTGCCAAGGTAACTGTTGATGGTGTGGAAGAGCGTGATTTTCTACACAATCCGCTGGCTACGTTTCCGATGAAGTATAAGCCACTATACTACAGGGTTAACAGTGCTGATATTATGAGGCCGTGGATTATTAGTTTGAAATGCTACGGACTTGTGGATTTTTGGTGGTTATTGATGTTTATTAATAATATTGATAACCCATTCACCGACATCATCGAGGGGATGGTAATCACTGTTCCCAACCGCATCGATATCATTGACTTTGCCAAACGTTTTCGAGTAGTGCAATGATAGAAATCACAACCAAAATCTGTACTAAGTGCAAGAAAGAATTGCCGGCGACGGGGGAGTACTTCCAGAGGAATAAGGATGGAAAGTTTGGCCTTAGATCAACATGTAAAACCTGCAGTAAAGATCGGCAGTCCTTGTATCTACAAGAAATGAAATTAATGGTTATCGACTACTATGGTGGTTCCTGTGCCGTTTGTGGTATTACCAACCCAGCTTTTCTGTGTATTGATCACATGAACAACGACGGGGCTGAACACAGAAAAGAGACAGGTCTTTCTGGTGGATTCTTACTTTACCGATGGCTTCGAGATAACAAATTTCCGCCAGGTTTTCAAGTTCTTTGTTGGAACCATAACCATCTAAAACAACTTGAGGTCCTGAAAAGGAGTAATCTACAAACCACCAAGCCTGTAATAATAAGAAGGTGTATTAGGAAAAGGAAGGTGGAGACCATTAATCACTACGGCATTGTTTGTGCTTGTTGTGGTGAGGATAACGTCGACCTGCTGACTATTGACCATGTAAATGGTGGTGGAAAGAAACACCGAAAGGAAATTGGTGTAAGAGCTGGCTATGGTTTTTATAGTTGGCTTCGTAATAATAATTTCCCGACAGGTTTTCAAGTTCTCTGTTTCAACTGCAATGATGGTAGATCGGTAAACGGTGGCATCTGCCCGCATGAGGTGGGTAAATGATTGTAGTGGGAAATTACGCGATGTCTCTACGTTTTGGCGGCATCGAAATTCCAATCTCGCCACAGATGGTTCAGAATATTTCTGTGACATTAGATATCGACAGGCTTTTACCAACTTTTAAGATTTCCCTCAAGGACGCTACGGGGATTCTTGGTGAAATCGCACCGTATGATAAGACGACGAATTATATTGATCTTCAATTTGGTCGTAGTGACAATCCAGATGGATTTAATACCTTCAAGCTAGCAGTTAAAAGGCGTAAACCGGATTCCGATCGAGTTTACACTGTTGAAGGAGTTCTTAACGTTCCGAACATGCTGACTACGGTGTATAAACGAGCACATACCGGTAACATTAAGACTAGCATTGAGACATTGGCGACGGTTGATATGCAGATGACCAAGACGGAGGTTGGTGCATCGTTGACTTATAATAAGACGATCATTCAACCTCGGTGGACCGATGCTAAGCTTCTAAACTACCTGTCCGATAACCTGATCGGTCGAAACGGTGAGACTGGTTATCACTGCTTCGTAAAGAACGTGGATGGGGAGCAAACCTTAGTCTTCAAGAGCCTCGATGAGTTACTGTCGTCGGATGTAAAATTCGGGCTCATCGTCGCATCAAAGCCATACAAGGACTTGTATCCGGTCGTAGAATACCGAATATTCGACAACTCGCAGTTGCTAGTGGATCTCGGTGCCAAGACGCAGGACTACGGATACTTCAATTACGATACTGGTGCGTTCGTTGAGAGCACCATTGACGCAGCCGACTGCCCAGCGCTAGGTGAGAGAACGCTGATTGACGATGATAATAGTAATAACAGTGTGTTTATTACTGGCCTTGGTCGTAGTAACGAATTTACTACTGATTTTGGTGGAAGAGTCTCATCGAACTATTACAAACGAGTCAATAACTTCGTAAATATCTGGATCAGCACGTGGGGTATGGAGAATGCTAGTCCTGGTGACGTCGTTAGGTTGCTATTTGGTGAGGCTTTAGCTCGTGGTCAACTGTTTCAATATCATCTGTCCGGATACTGGATGGTTTCACGGGTTGTCCATTTGTTGGGTTCCAGTTTCATGACCTCGTTACTTCTTACACGTAATGGCATTGATACTGATTTCCCCACGAGTCTAATAAAAGCTGAGAATCTAAAACGAAAATGAACGTAGAGCTTCAAAGAGACGATTTCAACTGTAGCGGCCTGTATCGGGGGTCAGTCCTTGATACTAATGATCCGTTGAAGCTTGGTCGAATCAAGGTCAATGTTTTTGGGCTTTTTGACACCATTGCTGCGGCGAATTTGCCGTGGGCAGTACCAATGCAACCAGTTGGTTCCGGTGCCGGTGCTGGTTATGGAATCTTTTCAGTGCCAGAGGTTGGATCCACCGTGTTTGTTATGTTTGAAGGCGGCGATGTATACCAACCGGTGTATATCGGTTCGGCCCCCGATGGTGTTCACGGTTTGCCGTCGGAGAAGAACACCAACTATCCGAATAGAAGAATTATCAAGACTAAAGCTGGTATCGTTGTTTACATTGACGATACCGATCAGAAAATTAGGATTACCCATCCAACAGGCAAGTACGTCGAGATGAATATAAGTGGTGATGTCATAATCGATGCCGCCGATATTACTATTACCGGTTCCGGTGAAATCAATATCGATGGTGTTGGTGACGTTAATATTACTGGAGCAACAGTCAATTTGAATCCATAATATGGCAGCGTTCTTAAGAAAAAATTTTGCAAGTGGCTCGTTAGCGTCTGGTATTACCGCACTGGACTTGAGTATTACCCTCAGTGCTAGTCATAACCTACCAACGTCTGCAGGTACGTTGGTGTTGACGATATGGAATTCGACGTTATACCAAATGCCACCACTTGACCCGAACGTAGAGGTCGTAAACACGTCGTACTCTGGTACGCCGAATGTTTACACGATAGTAAGAGCACAGGAATCCACTACTGCACATCCGCATGCGACTGGCGATACTGCCTCCATGTTTTATACGGCCGGCATTTCGTCGGATGATCTAAAATGGTTGGGGAGTTATACTGTCGATGAAACTGGCGTAGGGTCGAACAAGATACTTAATCTTTCTGGTGGAAGTATTAAGTACACCGATTCTCCTACGGTTACCGCATTGACCATTACAGGTCTAACAGGGGTCTTGAAAGCGACGACTGGTTTGGTGTCTGGTAGTGCCGTGCACGGGGATCTTGGTGGTATCGGAGCCGGGGACCACCACGCGGTTGTATCGTTGGCTGTATCAGCCGACGTACTGTTGGGACTCACAGGCCAAGCCTTGTCCCTAGATACCCAAGCAGCTACGTACGTTTTGGCGGGCCCAACTTCTGGTATAAACGCAGCGCCAACTTTCCGAGCTTTGGTTGTTGGTGACTTACCCACCATTAATGTAGCACACGGTGGTACAGGCCAAACTGCTTTAACGGCTTACGGAGTACTGTGTGCTGGAACAACCAATACGGGGGTTGTGCAAACTGTGGTGCCAGGAGCTACGACACAGATTCTTGTAGGTGGAGGAGCAACTGGCATACCGACGTGGGGGGCTGACCTACCCACTGCGGTTACCATTGGATTGGGCTATATCTATAGGGCGGCTGGCACTGATATTCCTGTAACCGACGGTGGTACGGGAGTTAGTACGCTGACGGATGGGGGTATTTTACTTGGATCAGGAGCAAATGCCATTACTGCTCTTGGTCAAGCAACCCACGGGCAACTGCCAATTGGGTCTACAGGTGCAGATCCGGTACTAGCTGTGTTGACCGCTGGTACAGGGATTGGTGTGTCGAATGCGGCAGGAAGCATTACTATCAGTTGTAGTATTACCCAGTACACCGATGCTCTGGCCAGAGCCGCTATCAGTGAAACAGTAACAGGTTTGAGTTATGATAACAGTACAGGTGTACTAAGTCTTACCTCTGGATACGTGATTCCTACTACTACTGAGGAGTCCAACTGGAATGCTGCCTATGGTTTGAGTGCTGCAACTTCTGAACCTACGGGATTTGTCGATAGGGTTGCGGCACTAAGTTGGAACGACGGGACGTTAGAGTTCACCATCACCGGAAATCACGACATTTACATTGCCGGTGTAAAGACCACGAAGACCACTGTGTCCAAAACCATCGCCGATACCACGGGGTTACATTGGATTTACTACAACACTTCTGGGGTCATATCCGAGTCCACCGTCCAGCCAGGTTTCGCAGTACCTTTGATCGCTACGGTGTATTGGAACACAACCACCGATAAGGGACTACTGGCTGATGAACGGCACGGGATCGTGATGGATTGGGCTACCCACGAACTGTTGCATGAGACCGTGGGTGCGAGATGGAACACCGGGTTGGCGGGCACTTTTGGTAACACGACATTCTCGATAGCAGTCGGTGAGATGGACGACGAGGACTTGCAGTTTGTCTTTGCTGCACCGATGACCACTTGTAGTGTGCTGTATAAGAATGGTTCAGCAGAGTTCACCTGGGACGCAGCAGCTACCTTGTACTATCATCTGAATGTTGCCGCTATACAGTACAACAATGCAAACACCCCGACTGATGCTACGAATAACTTTCACGTAGCATACTGGATATTTGCCACTGGTGACGTGACCCGGCCTATCGTATCCTTGATGGGCCAACGCCAGGATCGTTTGCTGACGGATGCTCGTACCAACAACAAGTATGAGGGTCTCACACTCGGCACTCTGCCCTATGCAGAAATGAAATTGTTGTACCGGGTCATCCTAAAAAACGACAGCGGGACGGCGACCTTCGTAGAGGCCCAGGACTTGCGTAGTGTGTCCAATCTTCCGGCAGGAACCTACCTGGCCAGTCAACACAATGCACTGACCGGATTGGAATGGTCACTGGCCGGGCACAATGATGTAAATTTCAACGTCAACCACAACGCCGACGGTCGTGTGGGCATAGGCACACTCAGTCCTTCAGCGGCATTACACGCAGCAGGCTCCACTACAGAGATGTTGCTCAACGGGGACTTCCACGATACGAACGACTGGACGGCAACCTTTACTGGTGGTGCTGCGACGGGAGTATTCGATGTCGTAACCAACGCTGGCAAGGCCACACTCACAGACGGTAACATCAATGTCACTGCAGGATATATTTCCCAGGCAATCACCACTATTGCCGACCACAGGTATCGTGCCACTATCACCTACTATGGCACGTTGTCTTCCAACATTACTTTTGTTTACCTGGCGGCTGGGACTGCCTTAAACGGAAACCAACTAGGCTACTCCAGTATTACCTATGATCTGACTACAGACAACATTATGGTGTTTGATTTCGTCGCAACAGGAACTACCACCTATGTTACGGCCTATACCACAAGTGGTTCTGGTGTTCTTGGCGTTTCCGTTTGGGATGACGCCAGTGTAGTCGATATCACGTCGGGCAAGGTGATAGTAGATGGCGGATTGCACATAAACCCAGGTGCTGGCGTCACAAATCTTAACTATGC